TCTAACGGGCCACTTTAATATTTAAATGAAATTAAAGTATTAAATTATTAGGCCGATAACCTTAGTATACAAAAGAACTGGAGTAAATAATGAATTTTGAAATAATCAAAAACAGCGATGATGTAAAAGATTTAAACGCCGAGCAATATGCAATGCTTGAATTGTTTATGGATATGAATCATTTTGATTTATGCGACAAGGTTTTCTTGTTTGAAACTATACATGGCCATATTGCTGAAATTGAAAAAAAGTCATTCAATAAATTATTGGCACATAAAACTGCTAGATTGGATCAAAACGATTTAAGGGTATTAGCCGCAATTTCTCAATTTACGCGGTGGATTGAAGTCACTCAAGGATCAATTATGATAGCATTTTAATCCTAAAGTTTTTGGTTGGTAGGCCGATATATAGAGTATAAGACATTAATGTAGAGGGTTTAAAACCATGAAAAAATCCATAAAAGCAATATTAATTGACAGTATAATGTCAAAACTTAATGAAGTCTTGAGAGAGAGAAATAAAAAACTTTGTGCAAATAATTTGCATAGCGAACAAATACCGCTACACGGTAGTGATATGTTTTTTAAACTTGCTTTTTTGTCAGAAACAAAATTACATGAAATTGCAAAAGCGGCTGGATTATAATAATGACAAATAATGAAAAACTGTTTTACATAGAACTAAAACGTCAATTTGGTAAAAAAGATGCGAGTATGTTTCTGTTATCACCAGAAAAGTATAAACACCATTTTGATGGTGAAACATTAAAAGCCTATGAAAATTTCTTAGCTAAATAAAATTAAAGTTTTTGGTTGGTAGGCCGATATTATAAGTATAAGAGAAAACAATTTGGAGTTAAATAAAATGAAGCGTTTCAAAATAACATCTAATGGTTTTATTAAAGTAACAAGCGATGGTAAAACAATTAATACTTACTTTTACCATAAAGGTGATGAATTGCATTTTATTAAGGCTGGATATACTGAAGTTTTCGATAACTAAGTGGGAGTATTTAAAAATGGCTATATATGCAATAAAAAGATCAATCAATATTCACGGTGAATTCGATTTACTACAAGCATGGGACGAAAAATGGGGTACTAGTTGCGGTGGAGTTGATAAAAATAAAGCCTTGCACTTTTCAGAAAGCGAGATAGATGAAGCTGTAGAGCGCGCGAATACTGTTTGTGTCGGAATTAATGGATCATTAAAACCAGAGTGGATGAATTTCTCAAAAGTTGAAATTTAAGTTGAATTATCCTAAAGTTTTTGGCCGGGAGGCCGATAACTATGGTGTAAGTTAAATAATTTCGGAGATTAAAATGGTTACTTTAAAAAAAGAAAATTGGGTAGTGGATAATAAAACTGGATTAATTGGCAAAGTTAGCAATGTTAGTAGTGATGGTTTTGATTGTGTTGTTGAATGGAATGACGGCAATATATCAAGCCGCAGCCTGGATGAAGTTGAATTGGCTTTATTGGAAGAAATTGTTAATAAATAAATCCTAAAGTTTTTGGTTAAGAGGCCGATATATAGAGTATAAGCAAACACAAACGGAGAACATAACATGAAAAAAGCATTTGTTCATTGGTCACCTACATTGACATTTTACGTTGAACAATTGCCCGGTGAAGGTGGTGTTGACTGGGGTTATACGACTGATTTAAATAAAGCTAGGGATTTAAATCCATACTGGCAAAAAAGATTTAATTCTGACTGCAAATTTTGCGGAAGAAAAGCTAATTTTTACTAAAGTTTTTGGCTGAAAGGCCGATAACTATAGTATACAAGGAAACAAACTGGAGCAAAAGCAAAATGAGAATTGAAACATCAAAAATCAAAAGATCAAATAACACCTACCTGCAAGGCATAGCCGCGTACGTTACAGGCACGCCAGCAAGCGAATTAAAAGCCGGTGACCATGTTGTGTGGAATGGTGGAACGTTGAATGAAGTTACAGCGGTTCATGATGTTTCAAAATGCTACGTTGTTATTGATGAAATTGAAAACGGCAAACAGTACTACGGTAGAAAGATCAAAAAAACCAGAATCATAGCGAGGCCCATTGAAGAAATACGAAAATGAAGCGAATTAAAGTAACCACCACAAAAGAAAACGAGTACACAATATATTCGTTTTCTCTGAACAACATTAAGCACGATCTAATGACAACGGATTTCAATGAATACACCTTATGGCATTTTCCACATGAGAATAAAAAAGCCGGTGAGCGTGAAGTCTTCGACAGTTTAACGGATTTGAGTGATAAGTATAAAGCGCTGTACAAATTGACGGCTAAACTATCAACAGAAATTGAGGACATACCTGTGTTATCACGCATGGTTAAACCCGCTTTTAAATTGGAGCATTCATCATGATTGAATTGTTTAAAAAATTAGAGAAAGTGAAAACATATACTGGACTAACTAAGGTTTTAAAAGAATCGGAAGTATTGGATAACAGTGTATGCAAGCGGAATTCACTCTATCACATAACGCTAGGGACGCACGATAGAAATATTTTTGTACAGTTATCTTTCGGTGAATTCCAGATGATTGAAATAACCTACAGGGTTTTTAATGGTAAAAATTACGATTTGTACAATAGTTGTCGGATCATTCTTAAGCGGAATGGTGAAATAAAATTGTGGGATTATTTGAATAACCCAAATTAAACTGGAGTGCTAACAATGTTAACAAAAGAAAAAATTAAGTTTATACATAAATGTTCAGGACATCACGGCAAAATATTAGACCATACTGATAATTTAATGTTGTTTGCCATGATAGAAGACAGTGAAATTTATTCTATCTCCATTTACGAAGCGACAAAAAGCACGGGTGTCGTTCATGGATTTCTAGGAAAGGAATTGGTAGTTATGAATAAGCGCGACCTAAACACTAAAACCTTTGTAGAGTTCGCAAAAAAATCATTCAAAATTTTTAAGTGAAATTCAACGGATTTAAGATTATGTTAAAAACAATTTACGGCAACCCAATACCATACCTTATACAATCCAGGCTTATGTATGGCGGTAATGGGTACTACCCTGGAGTCTACAAGTATAAACTGTTAAATGACCTTAAGATTGACTCAGGATTAACTATTGCATTAACAGCGCATGAAGCGGTTAAGTTTGCCGCCATAAACAAACTTACAATCATTAAACATCGAGACTAATTGACGGATTTGAAGACATGACAAACACAGTAGAAATATTAGACATACACAAAAAGAATTTTGATCGAGTAGCACCACCAGGCGATTGGCGCGGACCTATTAATACATTAGTTACAGTAGGCAGAAAAGATATTGCCGGGGAATTAAATGCGATACTAGACTCTATTACCCACTATACAGGCATAAGCGCACGATACATTGATGTTGAGAATGTAAACAAAACAACATTTAGGATACGTTGCGCGGGTTATCGTAACGGTCCTTGTGGACCTTAATAAATATAATTAATTGGAGTGTAGATTATGGCAGATTTGGTAGAACAAATTGAAAAAGATTATCCTGGTTTGCTAGATCAAATATTCGAGCAAGCGGTGGGAGATGGTGACCATGGTTTCTATATATCAATAGAAACAACAGACATCCATGGTCAAATATTGGAAGCTGTTTATATTGGTGAAGATGGCTGTGAAATTATATTTGAAAGCAATAACAATGTAGGCTCAAGAGTGAACGAATATGAACCTGGAGATTTAGCGGTAACAAGTCAAAAAGAAACTAAAGAACCGGAGTTCGATATTGCAAAAGGCAAGTTGGATTTCTCAAAATTAGTCAGAAAACCTAAGCTATGGTGAAATCAACGGATTTCAACGGATTTAGAATTGGTGAGCGTTCACGGATTTGAGGTCATAGGTAGTATAAAATATATTCTAAACCACGGCACCTTTGTTCCTTACTATTTTTTGTAACGAATATAATCTTAGAATATTTAACAACTATTTCTTTGGCGTTGTAGTTGAACTTGATAGGTTCCAATTGATGTTGGTTTAATATATTTTCGAACATGGTATATAAATAATGCAGTTCATCGAGATGTTTAATTACAACAATTATGTTTGGGTGGTTAATATCAACAAACCCAGCTATTTGGTGGATAGAAGAAAACGTTTTACCGCATTGGCGCCCTGTTATTCTACCTTCAATAACGCCGTGTAAATGATCAATGTCTGTGTTCATATACTATTCTGTTTCCTCAGATTTCTTACTTGGGTGAACGTTTATAATTAACGGATTTGGTAAGGTGTCACCATCATAAAGCTCTGGAGATTCAAGTTGACCAAGCAATTGTTTGCCTAGCCAAATGAGCATACCAGGGTGACCACCATTAGCCACATCAAACTGTTTACGTCGTACGCTAACTTTACCTAATGCCATACCTTTCTTATATACTTCACCAAATTCTTTGTTACGTTGCAGCGTATCAACACTGCAACCAATAAAGTATGCAATTTCTTCCTGAGTGCAATGTAGCATTGATAGTTTTTCAACCGCGTTCATATCCAATACAATTTTAGGTCTCCCCATCTTTTTCTTTTTTGGAGCGGATTTAGACTTAGCAACTTTTTTCTTAATTACTGGTGTGCGGCGTTTTCTTTTTGGTGCGGATTTTTTAGTTACCATAATAATTCCTTTACCTAAGCGTTTAAATTTATCGCTTTTTTACCAGTGAACATTTCCCATCGTTTAACGCATAGGTCAACATAAAATGGGTCGATTTCGATAGCATAACAATTTCTATCTGTTTTCTCGCACGCGATTAAAGTGGAGCCGCTACCAACGAAGCCATCAAAGATAAGTTTACCTGCAAAGTCCTTGAAGATATCAACGAACAAGCCTACAGGTTTTTGGGTGGGGTGCATACGCTTTAAACCTTCTGTTTTACGGTCACCTTTCCGCGATAAACCGTTCCACAACCATTTGTATAGTCTGGCACTTGTTTTGTAATTAGTCCATGCCATTTCAAAATCAGCGAAGTCTCCGGTGTTTTCTTTATCCCAGACAATCCAACAGCGCGAAGGTGGTAGAAAGTCAGTGAAATAATTGCCGCCCCATATAACAAAATTGGTTAGTTTGCATGCTTGGCACGCATCAAAAAAGGCTTTGGTGGTATCGGTTGAATCATCGCCAGCGACATCTTTATAAGTGTTCGTTTTTATAATTTTATTGGTGGTATTTTTCTTTTTTTTACTGTTTCCAAATTTAGCAGTTGCACCGCCACCAATTTCTTTAGTGGGTTTAACGGCGCTAATACCATACGGTGGATCTGTAAAAACAAGGTCAGGAATTACGCCGTTAAACAGTAGTTTTAACTGTTCTGGATCGGTGGAGTCACCACATAGAATACGGTGATTATCAAGCTGCCAAATATCACCAACTTTTGTTATTGCTTTTACAGTATTGGGGATTTCATCGTCATCAACCAAGCCAGGCTTAATGGTATCAGCAAATAACTTGTCAAGCTCTTTGTCATTAAACCCTATTAAATCCAGGTTGTAATCCATTTCTTTCAATTCTGTAAGCTCAAGCGTTAATAGCTCAACATCCCACCCAGCATTCAAAGCTAATTTATTATCAGCAATAATGTATGCTTTGCGCTGTGTTGGTGTTAAACCTTTTAGGGTGATGGTTGGCACGGAAGTTAAGTTAAGTCTCATAGCGGCCATTAGGCGCCCATGCCCGGCAATAATTACGTTAGTTTCATCAATTAAAACGGGATTGGTAAAACCAAATTCTTTTATGCTACTCATTATTTCTGTTACTTGATGATCGCTGTGTGTCCGTGCGTTATTGATGTAAGGCACCAGCTTTGTAACGGCTACATAACGAACAGTGAGCTTTGTTATTTTTTCTTTTTTTGGTTGAATATTAGCCATAATAACCTTATTAATACTACTGGGATAATGATTAAAATATAGAGGAAAACGACTAGACAATGCAAAATTAATAGACTATCACGCGCACGAGGGGATGATCGATTTGTGTACAAATTGACCAATCCAGGGGTTTTATTACCAGCGCGAGACCGCCTCAGATCGTTTTTAAGCGATTTAGAGGCGGTACCAGGTATCATGATGGTCATTTTTCAGAGAAAGTTGCTTAGAAATTATCTGAAGCCTGTGCGTTCTCAAATTGGGCGGGTTCCGATGGTAGAGTTTCTTCAGAAACACTCTCAGATCGGTTCTCAGTTGGTCCTGGCATGCCCTCAAACAAATCCGACTGCAATGGTCGGTTAAGTACCTCACGTAAGATTTTAAACGCGGTATCGAATCCATCCATCTGCGCTTCGGTCATTTTTGAAACCTGGATGGCCATGGCCAATGCTTTTTTTGAAATTCCGTAAGTCACAAGCGTTTCACGTATCGCTTGAATCTCGGCGTTGATTTCATTTCGTTCTTCTTCGAAACCATTTATCGTTTGAATTGCGTCGGCGCATTTCATTTTTAAATCTTGAAGGTCGGCTTTTTGCAATTTGGTTTGCATGGGTCGTTCAATCTGAGCTTCGTTTTGTTCTTCGGCCACGGTCTTGCTGACGAAATCTCTCGGTGTTCCATCGATAGCATCAGGAAACGAACGTTCAGAATTTGCAAAGTCTGGATTTAAATTATCAGTGTCGAAAGACGTTTGTTGGTTTTCACGTTTAGCGTCGATATTTTCAACGTTTGATTTTGGTGGCTCATCAAGATCAATCAAGTCTTCAGAGAATTCTTGTGGTTCCATAATTTTAACTCCAATCGGTTAACGTAATTTCGATTTGTTCAAACGCACGCATCAATCGTTGCTTAAGTTTGAACTCCGGTGTTAAGTGTTTCTTACTGCCCTTTACGTCCTCGACTATTTTCAAACCGTTTTTAAAATAAACAAAATCGGCAATGTACTTGGTAATGAGTTGTCCATTTTTTATAAATTCAAATGGTACTTGTGTTTTTAAATCAGTAATGTTTCCTGTGCGTTCAAGTAATCGTAATTCACAATAGCGTCGATGTTCTTTGCGACTATCGAATTTATGAAAGTAACGCGGCGCCTTGCAATACATACAATTCGACGGTTTTCCAGTTAACCCTAACGCCTCCTTGTCGTGTGGTGTCTCGCATGTTTTACAGACCCAAACGATTTTACGTCGGGACATTCCATCGTATTTATTTTTGAACCCCATACTTGAACGGGCCATTAGTATTTCCCCTCGCTTTTCATTTTCTCTATCAACAAAAGTCTTTTCGCTTTTTCTAAACTACCTGCGCGATTAATCCACGTATTTATAATATCGCGTATCCACTCTTTAAATTCCGGTGGTGTGTTATCCAATGCTTCAAGCATTTGGCTACGCGATTCGAGACACATAATTTTATACGCTTCAATTCGTGGCCAGAAATTATTCTCCGTCTGATGATTCATTGATTGCTTGCTCGGTATCGTATTCTAAAATCTTCGTTTCTGTTTCGTCGTCGTATACCTCCCAATCAATACCTGTTATTTTTTTAGTTTTTCTCATATTAGATTTAGCTGCAATCGAATTCACATCAAAATCAACAATTGCCCTGTAGGGTGGATGTTCCAAAATTCTGTACGCTTGAGGATTAATTAAGTTTTCTTCCTGTCTGCACAGTTTCATGAATTCTCCAATCGATGGTGGCCAATCAAGCCGGGCCGCTTTTTTTAATCCTATTTTAATTTCGTCAGAACCAAAACCGTCAAGCAATTCTGACCAAACTCTGACGTATTCATCTTCACCCTCCGCTGCAGCGCTAAGCCACTTCGAACCATAAAAAACCTCAAACCTTTTGAATATGGCTACTGTCCAATGAATCGGAAAATCCGTTTTCTTCGATATCGAGTCGGGCAATTTCGTTGAGCCTGCTTCGATGACGTTCTGCGCGAGTTGAATTGCTGTTTTTGGTTCCTGATCCGCCATTGTTTTTGTCCTGAGAATAAGTGTTAGCGTTTTTAATCCAAGTTTGCACGCATGCTTTCCAATTTTTGACAGGCTTATTTTTGCCTTGCACCCAGCCGTTGGATTCGTAGTGATAAAAAAACTTTTCCGGGTCTACCGGGTAATCATTCTCCAAAATATAATCCCGTACTTCCTGTAAGGTTGGTTTAATGAATTTTTGTTTCGGGGATTTTTCTGGTTTTGGTTTTGGTTTTGGTTTTGGTT